AATTTTCGAGGATTACGAGTTCCCCTTTCTTAATCATATTATACATCAAGGATGCTGAGCCAATACGGTCTCGTGTGGCAGGTGTTACAGGAGGTAGTCCTACCTCACGCAGCGCCCGTGTATACTCATCTGCGGGTGTACGTGCCTCCATCTGTCGCGCAAACTTTTCATGCGAGAAATAAATCGTCTTAAGTGTAATAGGTGTGCCATCAGGCAGGTGGCATTTGGCTTTAAGAATGGATGCAAGTTGCTCCATGGTCTTTCCACCTGTAACTACTACTTCTGCAAAACAAACTGTTTTCAACCTGTAATCGTCGCCTATGGAATTCTTTACCAGTGCCTTTGTAAATAGGTATGTAGCATTGGCGTGGACCATGCCCCAATCCTGACCAGCCCAGCAGGGTTGGTGCAGTTGCCATATGATGGCGTCGGGGTCTTCCCTTGTGTTTATGACGTGGTAGTAAGGATCGAAGCAATCGAAGTACTGTCCTTCAACCGTTCCGTCCAAACCTTCCAACATTTTTTGACGCTTGCCTTTTGGCAAACTCATCAAACGAGCAATGATGCCTGGGTCGCGCTCCAACATCTTTGGATTGTCCAAAACTGTTGAGCGTTGGTACGCAAAGCCCGAGGGATCGTAAATCTTCTTCCACTCTCCAGCTTCCTGCACCCACCACGTACCATCTGTGTCGTCCCTACGTGCATCGTCGGGCGCTCCCCATGGGGCCTTCTCAACGAACAGTGTACGGTAGTACTCATAGTGTGGGCCAAGCGGGTTGCTACATCCAACAATGGCAGGGATGGGTAGGTTGCCGTGGTCATCTTTTTCGCACGCCGCGTTTACAATGTTTCTGGCGTATAACATTTCCCAGGCGTCTTTGCTGAACTGCCCGCACTCATCAACGAGTATGGCGGGGTACGCTTGTCCTAAGTATTGCTCGATGTCACGATCTTTGTTGTTCTGACAATGTCCGAAGACAACCCGTGAACCGTTCTTCAACGTGGCTATGTGTTTCGTCTGATCGTAGTCGTACAGCTCTGGTGGCATGAACGTCTTGAAGTCGGCAATGGCACCGTTCTCCAATTCTTTGAATGTTCGTCTCAACACCAACAGGTTGCAACCTTTGAATGCCAAGCAATAATGCATGACGAAAAACATGAGCCAGCCGCACGTTTTGCCACTGCGGATACCACCCACGCTTAGGTTTTGCCCTGTTACAGGTTGCATGTATATCTTGCCACCACGCATGACATTTCTAAGCAACTCAATTTGTTTGGGCTGAAACTGGAAGATTTTATCGAAACAAAGTGTTCCATCTGCGTTAATGTACGCCTTCTTTTCAACTACTTCCGTGATCTTTTTTCTTGGCACTGAATTGCCTCTAGTCATTCTTTATGCTGACTACTTCCGCAAATGAAGGTTGTTTCTTTTCCTGTTTGGGTTTGTCTCCGTCTACAACTTCTGTAGGAAGCACTGGTGCGTTGGCAAGCACATACGTGAACGGTTGACTCTGCAGTTTATCCATGTCCACTTCTGATGTGGCAGGTTTGCCTAGCGCACTGAGTCGCAATTCTTTGTATGCGCATACTGCCGCCCCGCGCATTTTTGCGTCGTCCCCATCATACTGAGCAATCCTGACCATGTTTTCAAATACCGCCATGTATTCAGTTTTGCCGTCTGCACGCGCTTTGTTAAGAAACTTGCGTTCGGCTCTGGTAAACTCAATCGCTGGCAATAGGGGTTTGGCTTTCTTTAAGAACTGCCCCTTTGCATTCTTCTGCTGCGTGAATGTTACCCCGCGCCGCACCATGGTTAAAGTGGTGACTCCCGGAAGATTTTCAATGCCCTCCGGGAGTTTATCTTTTGAGTCTTCTGCCATACTACCTCTTACAGTTTCTTAGCCGCCAGTTGAAATTCTTTACGAACCCCTTCGAACACGTAGTCCAGCTTTGAGAGTCCGTACTTTACCAAGAATTTTTCAACATTCTCTGTATATTCCTTGGCTTTCGCTTCGGTGGTCTTCGTGAGTTGTTGTATCTGGGCGGAAGCCTTTAGATACTCAATTTCCGCGTCCGCGAGTACCAACTTTTCCTCTGCCGTGATCTTCACGACGGCAGCCTTTTCAACTTTCTCGGCTTCTGCCACAACCTTCTTCACTTCTGCTACAACTTCACCTTCAATTGTTTTTGCTTCGGTTTCTAATGACATACTCTGAGTCTCCTCGGGTTTTATTTGTACAACTAGAAAATCGTGAGTCCGCGCAGCAATGCTCCTTTGCGGAACAGTCCACGCGCTGTTAATATCTCGTGCCAGTCTGAGAACGCTTTCCCATGGTCGTCTTTGCACTCTGTGGCACAATGGATCATTTCGTGGGAGAGAGTGGCAAGCATTGCCACAGTGCCAGGATTCTTTATCCTGCTGATTACTATCGCGTATTTGTGTCGCCCTTCCCCTGCCTCAGTCCACCCAAAGTATTTCTGTTCACAGCCTTCTTCCAAGTCGTCGTCGTTTTCGTCAGCCCACCGTACGCATATGTTTGATGGAACTGCGCTTTTGAAAAAGCGTTTGTTGATCTTGTTAAAATACCGTTTCAACGTTCTATCGCTGCGCACATGAGTTCCCCATGCCCACAATGTCTTCGACATGTTCGGACGTGAAAAAGCCCCGCGCAGTTTAAGCGCAGGGCTCTTTTAATACTTCCAGGTTCTGAAATACGTCTCGGTTACCAGCGCCCACGCGAGGGCGGCTTACAAGTTCTGCGGGACCGAGGGCTCCGCTATGCGACATATTTCGAGCCAGTACCTGATCAAGGGTTGGGATCGGTGTCGCGGGCGGGTTCAGTTGGCCATGGTGGAACCCTTACACCTGTGCACACATTCCCGTTACTGTACCTTAGGCGGGTGTGCGACTATCGGCAGGTATCAGCCGCCGAATCTTTGGTGGACCGTAGAGGAATCAAACCTCTATTTTTCCCGTGCAAGGGGAAAGTTCTCTCGTTAAACTAACAGCCCATGTAAAACTTAAAATCTTTTCCAACCTGATTTCCTGCCGCGTTCCATCTCCGCAAGGCACTCTGCTCTTACTTTCTCCGATACGTGCGTGGTCGTCAGCAATCGCAATTCATCGTATTTCGTTTGCTCTTCCTCGGTCAACTTTTGGAAGAGCGGTTCATCTTCGGGAATGTCTGCCATAAATTTCTTGGTGACGCCAAGGGCGTGGGGTCTTGCGACAGGCCGCGCCCTGCGTCTGTGTTGCAGTTTCAAACTTCGCTTTACGCTCTAAGGCTACGAAATGTTCTATCAACTACAAGCTTTCATTGCGCAGGTGGTGTGCCTGCTAGTCCTCCCGCAAAGGAGGGATGTCTAAGCACCAGGGTCATATCGGAAAGGAGAGGAACCGAGACCCTGGTGCACATTGGCAGCATTGCGCTGCAGTGAGGAAACTGGGCTTTCTTGACTCTTCAACTTCTATTGTATCATGGGGGTCTATAGCAAATACCCCTACCCCTGGTTATAGCCTGGGAACTCCCTTCGTTGGTTGTCCAGTCTACCGTCCCGTAGCAACTGCTCCTCCATTGGCAAGGCAGCTATAGCGGCGTCAATATCCTTCATCCGAACGGTTGCCCTCTCCACTTCCTTGAGTTCCCATAGATACTGCTTAATATCTTTGCTTGATTGTGACATGCCTCGATTTGCGCAATCCTCTAGCTGCTCAGGGGACAACAAACCTAGCGTTTCCGTGTGTTTGCGTTTTTGTGCGTTTTTATTCATACTCTAAGCATATGCCCTGCCGTGCCCAAAGTCAATAAAATAATTGAGCACCTGCATTCAACAACTTACAGACATGTGTTGCAAACAAAGGGGTATTTGCTATAGACCCCCATGATAGAATAAAAATGTCCTCCCGGGGGAACTATGCAATACTACTAAGCAGGAGAGCAGGTATTGATAAGAATCAACAACTTAGTGCTATTTGAAACAGGTATCCCTATGAAAACGCCATACTTATAAAAATCAATAGCTAACTATATGAAATCAAAGGGAAATCAACGGAATCAACAACTTAAGGAGAGACAAATATATATGTCTAAGATAAC